CAAGGCAGTCTTCCTTGCCTGTCGCAAGTCGGGTTCCGCGACCCAACATCTGAACGTAGAGGTTCAGGCTCTTTGTGGGGCGAAGCATCGCAATCAAATCAATCCCAGGGGCATCAAAGCCTACGGTAAGCACGTTCATGTTAGTAACGCAACGAACGCGCCCAGCTTTGAAGTCTTGCAAGGTGCGATCTCTTTGCGCGGCTGGCGTATCGCCGCAGACAAGATCGCAAGTAATGTCTTTTTCGCGCATGATGTCTCTAATGTGTTCAGCGTGACGAACGCCAGAGCAAAACACCAGCCATGAACCGCGATCCTGGCCTTGCGATATAATCTCGTCTACTGCGCTGCGGTTTACTGGATCAAGATCAACCGCGTCTTCCAGTTCAGACTGGATAAACTCCCCGCCTCTTGTATGCACGCCAGACACATCAAGGCTTGTCTCGGTTTGTTTTGGAATAAGAGGAACTAGATAGCCTTCATCAATCATCTTTAGCAGCGGTATGTCGTAGGCAATATCTGTAAACAGAGCATCGTCGCCATCTGTCAGCATACCTTGATCCAAACGATATGGCGTGGCGGTAAAACCAACAATTTTCAAATACGGATTGATGGCCTTAAGATCGGTAAGGAACCGGCGATACATGCCAGACGCAGACTTGTTTAAGAGATGGGCTTCATCGATTAGCACCAATTCGCACTTCTGCACTTCGTAAGCACGTTTGTAGATAGATTGAATACCGGCAAAAATAATTTGTGACTGCAAATCGCGGCTACCTAAGCCCGCGCTGCATATGCCAGCAGGAGCTTCGTTCCACGCCGAGATCAAAGCGTTGAAGTTCTGTTGGATCAGTTCTTTTACATGCGTCAGGACGATTACGCGCGTGTCGGGCCAGTTAAAAATGGCTTCGCGCAAAAAGCTGGCAATGATGAGAGATTTTCCCCCGCCTGTGGGGACGACGACCAATGGGTTGCCGTTGTTCTCTGAAAAATATTTGTAGATCGCGTCAACCGCGTCTCGTTGATAGGGCCTAAGCTCCATGACATTTCACCTGATATTTACACCATTTGCAGACATGCCAACTAGGATCGTTTGAGACACGGGCAAGGGGTGCGCGGGCCTCGAGAATGCGTTTGGCTTTGTCTTTCAATTCATCAAAATCTTTTTTATTAAAATCGGTGCGGACTGCGTCCCACTCTCTGCCGCCGGGAGTACAGACCGTCAGCCAATGACGCGTTAGCTCTGCATACCCCATGTAGCATTGAGCTTGCGCGTAATAGACCGCGTCCCATTCCTTAAGGGCTTCTTTCTCGCCGCGATCTGCCTTCAGCTTTTTAAGTTTGGCAAACTTAATGTCGTTGACGCACTTGCCTTCCCAGACGTGCCATGTTTTAGGGGCCTGGATTAGGCCAAGCACAACGCCGTCCATATGCCCCTTAAATCTATTTCCAAAGTCGGCATGAGCAAATTGGTTGCCTGTTTGCGGGTCAACGGTGTGAAGCGTCAGGCCTTTTACAAGGCGGATGCGCTCTGCCATCAGGTCTTCGGAGCGATGGCCGTCAGAAAATCGTTTTAGTGTTTCTGCATCAAATTGTTCTGGAAGAGGGTCGTGAAATTCGTACCAAAGCTTGCGCGGGCAAGCGTCACCAATAGCAGACATGCCAAGATAGTTTCGGCGCGGCTTGTTGTTTTCAACTTCTTCTAAGGCGCGATCAGCGGCGTCTAGCGTTTGATCTTTTATCGGTCTAGTTGGAATTTTTGTCATAACATCGCCTAAAAAAAATAGGGCCGGTAGAAGGGATCAAAACTACCGGCCCTAAATTAAATTACCGCTTCCAGGGAGGAGATGCCGCAGCGTTGACGGACGCGGCGGCGGGTCGCGAAGAGTGCGCCGCACCCCCTGACACCGGCTTGTATTCCTTCACTTCGTTTTTAGCTTCGCGGAAGACCCCTGTTTTATCATTACCGGCGGGGACAACCTTTACCGAAGCAATCATGGTGCGATTATGAAGGTCTTCAGCGTCATCAGTATTCAAAACACCTACAGCTCGGCAAATAGACGACAGTGTTTTGTAGGCGATACCAACCGCTTTCTCGCTTGGGTTCACAAGGTTCAGGCGATCAAACAAATGCTGACCTTGATGCGGGCCCTCCATAATAATCATGTCCAACCAAAGATATTTTCCCAATCCGTTTTTAGTGTCGCGCATTTCACTTTGCATGATTGAAACGCGGTAGTCTCCAGGCGAAAAAACTTCGTATCCTTTGCTGGGTTCTACAGAGTTTGCGTCAAATGAAAATCCAAGCTTAGTCATGGTGTTAGGCCTTTTCTTCGGTTGATTGATTAAAGTACGGAATGCCAGCGGCAAAATCCTGCCATGTCATAGGGACGGACGACGGCAAGTTGTAACGCTGTTTCGCAAGATATGCGGGACGCTCTTCGGTGTAGAGGACGCGATCACCGCCGCCAATTGCGCGGGTTGTTTTTTTGCCAAATCCAGCGTCAGTCTTCACAGTGCTGACGCGGTAATTTGCAAAAAGCACAACATCCATTGCTTCTTGAAGAAGCGCAGACGCGCCTTTGTGCATTTTAGGAGAATAGCGGTCGTAAGGTTCTGTTTCAGGCGACTCAAAACGCTCAATCTTTGAATGCGCGATCAAAATGACCGTCATCTTGCGTTCATCACGCAAGGCGCGAAGGCCATCAATCAACACGCGCCAAAGGTCGAGGGCCGCAACATATCCACGGCCATATCCAGGGGCCTCAATGCTAGACCAATTGTTGTCTTTGCACGCTTGAGCCCAAACAATCGGCTCAAGATGGTCTGCTGAATCTAAAACAAGAGTGTTAAAATTGTTGTCTTCAGTAAACAGCGCGCCAATAGCCTCCATAACTTGATCATACGTCTTCAAAAGACCAAACGTCGGCGCGTCTATCAAGCCAAGCCCGTCTTCAGTTTGAATGAATATGGGATTTGGAGCAGAAGCTGCCCAGCTCGTTTTGCCGACGCCGTGCGTGCCGTACACCATTACAAGCGGTGGGTGCGAAGGTGAGCCAGAGCGAATGTTAGCAAGGGAAATTGTCATTTTGCCAACCTTTCAATTTTAAACGTAGGTTTTCCCGTCCCAACTGTGCGCGAAGCCGCGAACAGGTTGCGAATGGTTTCGGGCCATGCGTTGTATTTAGTTTCAGACACCGAGTATTTAACGCTTACGTAATCCTCAACTGGCTCGTTCCAGCTTCGGATGGTTTCAATCGCATTGAGAATTTTTGTCTGATCCCATTCTACATCTTTGGGAAGATCGGCAATGACAACATGATCATCAACGGTCAGTCGCACACGGCCCGTATCCTTGCCTTCTTTGGCGCGAAGATCGGCGCTGGGCTTTGTAAACCGTTCAACAAGAGCCGCGTGCAGCAAATTATCGTAGGTTCTGCATTTGGCCTTTAGCTCTGTCATCTCCTCAAGCAGCATCGCAAGTTGGTCAATCGGAAGGCTTGCCACCTTCGTCGCTCCCAACTCTTGAAGCTGCGCCAGACTGACGCTGTTCTTCAAAGTAGTCTCCTGCTGTTAAATTTCCTGGCTGAAATAAAACATCACCACGCCAGGGTGATGGCGATGAATTATGCTTTCCCGGCTCGCGCCGAGGCTCTATTTTGAATTTTAGTTCTAAGGTTTCTTAGAACTAGCGTTTTGATTGCCAAGTCAGACAGCTTTTTTTCAAGCTGTGCTAACGTGTTGCGCTCATTGTCAGTAAGATGTTTTTTCCAATTGCGCTTTGTCATTACAATCTCATGCAATTCATGTGATAGCAGAAGAAGATGCCACAACTTGAGATGATCTGTAAAGCCTATTGTCAGCGATTTTTTTAACGTGTAAATTGCTCAATCAAAACAATGACTAAACTTGTATAAGTTCAGGAGATAAACGTGCGATTTGTATTTACGTTGAACATGCCCAGTTTCAAAAACAACCTTGTCCAACAGATCATTGGAGATCACGCAGCATCATCGTTTGATGAGATGTGCGAGGCATTGAACAACGATTTGTTTATCGTTGTAAAACAGTTTTACAATGTCCAGCATCGCAACGGAGAGCGCGAATGGCAGTATAAGGGGCCGATGATTTTAAACGCTCATCATATCGGCAAGGTGCAAGAATTTGTTGCTAAAGACGATGAGGTCTATTGATCACGAATTGTTACAGCGATTCCATCGGCGTTTGTTGCGCAGCACAAACTTAAAACGCACGCAACTTATTCAGCTTTAATCGCGTCAACAAATAAATTTTAACGCAAGTTGTTCAAGCGGGCGTGGATTTGTGCGCCGCGATTTAGCATTAAACTGAAAAATCACAAAAGTTGATTTGTTATAATGGCTCCATCGCGCACATGAGGTGGGCGATCCCCGGCGTTGTGAGCGCCGGGGTCTTTGACATAGTAAAGAAGGAATGAAACATCATGGCACAAGCCAAGGTGAAGGACTACCTCGCGTTCGCCCCAATCGGCTGCGGCTCAACTTGGTGCCGAGACAGCGACATCCTCAAGGCTGTCGCGGGGGTTGAGAAGCAAGCCCCGAGAGACTGGGGCCACTTGTTCTCGTTTCCCGAGGGCCTCAACATCTACATCTACGATGTGACCGACTGCGACGGTTGGCACGCTACCGACGAAGGCGTGTTTCCGACCTACAAGGACAGGCCAGCGGCTTGCACTGTCGTTAACGGTCAAGTGATCGAGGATGAAAAAAAGCCCCTCAAGATAATCGCGAGGAAGGTCAGCGCTTACTATGATAAAGCAACCCACGAGGTGGTGAGG